GGGACTTACCGGAAGGTTTTTTGGATAAAAATAATATAAAAGAAGCCCAACGTGTCATGTCTTCTGCTGAATATCAAATGGAATATGAAGCTGCTATGATATCTGATTCAGAAGGATTTTTTAAAGCGTCTTTGTTAGAAGCTTGTACGCAAGACAGTAATTTTACATTAGAATTTAGAGGAGATGCTTCCCATCAATATATATTATGTGTAGATCCTAACCAAGGTGGTAGTGCGAGTTGTGGAGCGTTATTAATAAAACTTGGTAACGTTAATAAGTTAATAGGCGCTTATGAATTAAAAAAGAAAACTACACAGGAATTAACGTCTGCTATACAAGATTTTTGCGATGAGTTTAATATAGTAAGAATTTTTATGGACAAGGGTGGTGGAGGTAAAGCTGTATGTGATTTATTAGAGGAAGGTTATAATGGCAAAGAACCAATTATAGATAGAACTAACGCAGATCATAAACATATGGAAGGTAGGCATATATTAGAAATGATAAATTTTAGTCCGTCTTGGATAGCTGATGCTAATTTTGCTACATTAGCTTTATTAGAAGATAGGAAACTAAGATTTCCAGAAGTACCAGCGTCTTCATTAGATGCGGAGGCTGTAATGTATGAAACTGTAAAGTTACTTAAGTCACAAATGTTGAACATTATAGTAACACAAACTAGCGGTGGCCTACTTCACTTTGACACCCCAAAAAAGGGTCAAAATAAAGATTTATATTCAGCAATGATATTAGCTGGATATGGTATCAGATTATTAGACAAAGAATCTACTGAAGAACCTGATACAGTACTATATAGTAAAGGCGGTATGTTTAGACAAAGAACTCCTAATGCATCTTGGGGGCAAATAGCGCGTGGAGGCCCAATATTAGATAGAAACCATAGTGTTAAGAGTGCTGCGTTACTTAAAAAGAAAATCAAATAATGTAACCTTGTAAATTATAGAAAGAATTATATTTAATTTATTATTAAGGAGGGGTCATGGCAGATAATAAACTATCTATCAAAAATAGTACATTTTGGGATTTGTGGGTTCAGAAATTATTAAGAAATGTGGCGTCAGTCAAATATCAATGGTTATTGTTTTTATATATTCCAGTTATTTGGGGTATGTTCCATCTAAAACCACCTGTTCCGCCAGCTGTAGTTGGAGATCCTTGGATATCAGCTTCTGTAGGTTTAACTTTTCTTGGTGGAGGTTTCATAACTTTAGCAACTACTAGAATAATTGCAAGAACTAAACTGACTGAAAATGGAAACAATGATGGTTTGGATACTGATAAATAAATAGTTTGGAGAAATAAATGGCTTTAAAATTTGAAACTAGTTTAGTTGATGTAGGAAAATTTTTACTTATTATATTTGTAGTTATTTTCTTATGGGTAAATGTAAATAAATTTTTAAATACTTTTAATAAAAGTGATTCAGCTTTATTACCAAGGATAGAAAGATTAGAAGAAGGTTTAGTTAAAGTTTCTGGACAAGAAAACACAGCTGAATTAAAAAGACTTATAGAAGAATTAAGACAAGAACAGAGTATCGCATTAAAGGCAGTTAAGGATGCAAATCAGAAAGTGGATGAGTTAACAAAAGTAGTTACTAAGTTAAAGGCTGATTCTAAAATGCAAAGCGGTAGCACATATAAAGATCCTGAGAAAGATACAAGAAGTTTTTCTGATACGGTTGTGTCCAGAAAAGACGCTAAAGGCGAAGAGCTACCAATGAGCAGGGTGTTTTATCATCCAGATATTGAGGAAAATCCTTGGACAGTGCAAAATTTTCCTTTAGATTTGCATACTAACATATTACAAACTCAACAAGAAAATGGTGAATACTCTAATTACGTAGAAACATATTTTACTAATGATTTTGTAAAGAGCTCAAAAGGAAAAAAATATTATTTTGATAGTGATGTAAGTTGGGCAAAGAGAGAAATAAAGGATAAGAAATTTAGATTTAATATGAGGCTTGGTTTAACTGGAAATGTTACTGGAGAAGAAGTGTATCCTGGTTTAGATATAAGTTTTGCAAGTTATGGTAAAACAAAAAGAGATATGGATTGGAGATTTTTAACTCTTGGTGTTGGTACTGATAATGAAGATATATATGGCTATTGTTATCCAGTACAGTATAATATTGGAAATCACATACCGTTAGTTGAAAATGTGTTTTTTGGTCCTTTTATAGGAACAGGCCCGGAAGGAGAAGTTAATTATGGTGGAGGTATATCAGTTTTATTTTAATAAAATTAGTATAGGAGAATAAAAATGCCATATAATGACTATAGAGATAATGATTACACAAAATATAGAGCGTTCGGCACAGCACCAGCGACTAATAATACAACACTTAAGATTGGTAGAAAAGATCCGACTTATGTAACAGCGGTAGTGACTACTACTATGTCAGGTACTGTTTCAGGTACTCTTTTAAGAGCTAATTATAGGTAATAGATAGTATATAAGGAGATAGATGTATGGAAAATTTGAATAAAATTACAGCTGAAATTAGAGAAAGATATCCTGAAATTGGAATACAATCTATAGAGGTAGATGAAAAAACAGGTAAATCTACTTTCTTTGTATCTCCTAATGAAAAAATGTTGGCTTTTCTTCAAAATCCAAATATAAAAGGGCAGGTTGTCCCTCATCAATTTAGAGACAAAGCGTCTATTATAACAAGAGATGCTATAGATAGAAGTAGACTTGATTTACTAACTACTAAGGATGCGTATGAAGAAAGCCCAAAAAAGTCTTATGAGAGGGCTATAAGATATTATTATACAGATCCTTTGGTAGGAACAGCTATTAATTTATTGGCAAATTTAGCATTTAAAGGTTTTGAAAATGATATTGATGATGAGAACATAAAGACTTTTTTTGATGCTTGGGTGTTTGATGTAAATTTTGGACAGACATTAGAGTGGATTTTTCTAGATTTCTTTAAGGTAGGACATGTAACTACTTATAAGGTTTTGTCTAAATATGTACCACGTGTGTCTCCATTATCACCGATACCAGGAAAAAAAGTTAAGCAACCAAAGAAGGCTACGGGTGACTATTCTTTTGAGGAAGATTATGAAAGATTAGTGGAAACTGCAAAAGAGGAGCTAAGGCAAAGTGGTAAAAATGTGACTAAAGCTAGATTAAAAGAAATAGAAGAAGCTGCTAAGAAGAAAATATGGAGTAAAGGGTTTTTACCTGTGGCATATACTGTTTTAAATCCGCTATTAGTTAATATAGAAGGTAATTTACTTTTTAATAATGTAAGTGTAAAATTGTCAGCACCGAATGAGTTAAGGGACTTATTAAAAAAGAAACCTGCTGATTTAACTGAGGATGAAAAGAAGTTGATAAAAAATCTACCTAATGATCTAAAAAAGGCAGTGGAAACTGGAACGGAATTTTTGTTAGATCCACATTTAGTAGGCCAGATAACTTATAGAAAGCAACCATATGAAAGATATGCTAGGCCAAGGTCAGCTAGAATTTTTGATACTATTGAATATAAAAGATCTTTACGTCAAGCTGATTTGAGTACTTTAGATGGCATTACCAATTATATTCTTAAGATTACTATAGGAAATGATGACTATCCTGTAGTAAAGCAAGAAGAGCTTGAAGCTGTTGCTCAATTGTTTAATACTCCATCTAAAAGCTTCGATGTAGTTTGGAATCATACACTTAAAATAGAAAAGATAGTATCGCCTGAAATAGCTGATATTTTGGGTCAGGATAAATATTTACAGGTAAATGATGATATGACTGCAGGTTTGGCCATATCAAGAGCTATTATAGATGGTACTGGTACTACAAACGCTTCCGAAATTAATTTAATTATTAAAGGATTAATGGAAGAAATAAATTATGCAAGGCGTGAAGTTAGTAGGTGGATATACAGGGAATACCAACAAATAGCAGAAGCTGCTGGTTTTGATAGGATACCTAAAGTTAGGTGGGATGACAGTGTACTCAAAGACACAATATTGTATATGAATACACTTGCTCAGCTTGTGGATAGAAGAATGCTTAGTTATAGAACAGCTCTTGAGGATCTTGGTTATGATTTTCCACAAGAATCACAGAATATGGAAAATGAGTTTGATTTGGTTCAGAATGGAAAATTTGGAATTATTGGAGCTCCATGGCAACAGGCTAAATCTAGCGGTTTTCTGCAACCTAATCAGAATGCACCTGTTGGTACTCCTTCTTCAGGAAGACCCCCAGGTCAGCCAGCTAAAACTAAGGAACCGGAAACTGATCCACAAAAAAAGGTTAATAAAAGAAATACAAATACGAAGGCGTCATTAACGATTCAAGATTTGGTTAAAGATTTTACAGAAGAGCAATATGCATTATTTAAACATGAATTAGATAAGCTAAGGATTTCTGAATAAACTAACTTATTTATTAGTAAGGATATTTAATTTTTTTTAAAGGAGGCTTTGTTGTGGACGATAAAAGGAAAGTGTATTTACACGCAGATTTGGTATTAAGAGAAGAAACTAAAGCCTTGAGAGAAGCAGCCTCGTCTGTCATAGACTTACCAAAAGAAAATGATAAACAACCAGATTTATTATATTTTTCTGCTATTTTTGTATCTACTGGTAAAAATCTGAACCATGCTTATTTTCTTCCGAGTGAATTAGTTAAAGCAGAGGGTACTATAGTAAACAAAGCTCTAGATGTTGAGCATAAAGAAGAAGATATTATTGGTCATATATATGCTAGAGAGTTTATGACTAAGAAAGGCGAAAAAGTAAGTATTGAGGAATTAGCTTCTGCTGATAAGGGTTCTTTAGATGATGAAGAATTCCATATAGCGATAGCTGGTATTATTTATAAAAATAGATTTCCTAATTTAGCTCAAGAGGTAGCTGACAATAAGTGGTGCGTGTCTATGGAAGCGTATTATATGGACTACGATGTTAAAATAGGAGAAATTATTGTTAGTAGAAAAGAGGCTGAGGCTCTTGGATTAGCTTCAGATATAACAGCTTACTTAGGTAAAGTAGCAAAAATAATAAAAGATAAAAAAGAACTAGCAGAAGGTAGACTAACACGTGTATTACGAGGTATAGTATTTTCTGGATGCGGTATAGTTAAAAATCCAGCTAATCCACCTTCTGTGGTTTTAGAAACAGCTAAAAATAAAATTGATAAGAAAGAGGTTAGTATGGATGATGTAATTGTTTTAGATTATGATAAATTAGAAGATGATGATAATAATGTAACCTCTACAAATGTAGAAGGTACCGCTAAAAAGGAAGGTTCTAATTTAGAATATGATGATACAGTTGGCATTTGTGTTAGTTATAAGAAACGAGTTATAGATGCAACGTATGAAGGACCAGACACAAAAGTTCTTCATGAAGATTGGTGTACGATGTTTGATGCACCGTGTACTTCTTTTTCTAGGGACACTACTGACCCAGATTGTTTATATGTTAAAAATGGTAAAGAGATAAAACAAGTTGTTTCATCTTATACAAAAGAGCTTGTAGAGAAAAAGAATCTTAATGATAAAAGAAACACTCTTTTAGGCACGCTCTTAGATAAGATTGAAAGTGCAAAAGGAATTATATCATAGTTTTAAAAGCTGGTTTTTACGAGCCAGTTAAAATAATAATCGTACAAGGAGGGATAAGTTATGCCGCAATTAGGTAATTACCAAGTTGGTCTTTTAAAAAGTACTCCGAAATTAACTAAAATTAATGGTGATGATAACGTAAAGGTTATTTGGAGAAATATGGGAAATAATCATGCGTATCCATTTCTTTGGAGTGCAACAGCTACAGTTGCTTCTGGTGTTAGCACTGTAACTTTAGCTAGTGGTGTTTCATTCCACGGGCTTGATCTTGCTACGTATGCGAATGTCAATATTACACCTAGCTTCAATGCTGGTGCTGTTTATGTAACAAAGAATACGACTACAAATGTTATTACGTGTACAGTAGAAACTGCACCTAGCACATCGTCTACAATAGATGTTTTATTTATGTTGGGAGCAGCTGATGTATCAATTACTGGTGTTAATTGTGATGGTATGTGGAATAGTATGCCACCTACCGGTTATAATAGTTAAGATTAATTAATTTAAGATTTAGGAAAATTGGACAAGGATTATATTAAATAACCTAAATGGTTATACACTAATATCAGGTTGGTGTGAATAAAATCTAAAGTTAACTTGTATATTCAAAATATATAAGGAGGTAAGTTTAATGGATGATAAATTAAGAGAAGAAATAAAAGCTGCTGTAGCAGCAATTTTCTCTGAGAAAGAAGAGGCCGAAATTAGACAGAAAACAGAAGATGCTCTGCAGAGATCTGCCGAAACAATTCAAGAACTTAATACTCATGTTGAAGCTAAGAATGATGAGCTATTGCAAAAAGATGAGAAACTTGTAGAAGCGGATGAACAAATACAGACACTTCAAGCTGAGCTTGAGGCGGCAAAGCAAGAAGTGCAAGTAGTTGCTGAGCAGCTGGCTGTGGCCAATGATGAATTAGAGAAGATTAAGAAAGATAGAGCAGCTGAGAAAAGGATGGCAGAGTTAGAGGAAGCTAAAGTTGCCAATCTTCAAGATGCGGCTTCTCAATTTGAAAAAGTACGTGAAATGACAGATGAAGAGTTTGCTACATATAAAGATGAAAGGCTTGCTCTTAGAAATGCTGTTATAGCGGAAATTGAAGCATCTAAGGCAGAGGAACAAATTGCAGAACCTATTACAGAAGAAGTAGCTGAAGAAGATATAGAGGTTTCTGATGAAGTAGCAGAAGAAACTGAAGAAGCTGACGTTGAGGAAGAAGAGGTTGGTTCTGAGGAACAGGATGTAGCATCTGAAGAGGAATCCGATACTGAAACGCCGTTAGCTCAGATAGATCAAGGACATGCGATTTCTGCGGCTTTGAATATGGAAATAATTCCGTCTAATGATGTTCTTACAAAGTACGCCGAATTAGGTAATGCTATGGCGGAAAAAATGAATAAATCTAAATAATGAATTAGAGGAGGAAGAAGGATATGTTTATACCAAGACATCCTGTAGTTGAAAATCAATTTTGTAGTTTTACCACGACAAGTGGTACTTCAGGAGCTGGCGGTGTGTTGGCTTATGCGGGTTCTGTTTGCTATTTAGTAGAAACTGCTACTAATCAGGAGGCTGAGGTGCAAATTTATAAAGACACAGCTCCTACTGATACGGATGAAAGAGTTCCTTTTGGGTTCTTAATGCAAAAGGTTAAGGAAGGATACCACGCAATTCATCCGACTGGCTTTTACATGCCAGGAGATTTAGGGTCTAGTGACGCTATAGCACAACCTACATATAGTACTGCTGGTGCCATTAATGGTACTCAAGCTGTACCTGTTGCTGTTGCTCATTTAGGAATTTGGGATACAGTACATTATGGTACAGATGCAGCTACTACAGCTATTAAACCCGGTCAACGACTTTATGTTGATGCTGGCGCTTCAACTGTCGCAACTTATAGTAGGGTAACGAATGGTACAGCTTTAACAAACGTTACCACAGTTGTTGCTAGAGTTGTGAAGGGCGTCAGTGGTGCGAAAGCAGATGCTAATATAGCTAATACTGCCCAGTATCCTATTAGAATTAAATTAATGATATAAATAAATATTAAATTACGGATTAAGGCACTTAGTGCTTCCGAAACTATAATTAGGAGGAGTTGTTACTATGGATAAAAAAGAAATGATGGATCTCTTTAGAGCTACTGCCGAGATCAATACTCCTGAAGGTATTGCTGCGTATAAGGCTTTTGCAGCTGCATTAACGACTCCAATTCTTCAAAAAGTTGAATTAGAATCTATTATGCGTCAGCTTTTCACAGTTGAGGAGCTTGGACCTGGTGCTCAGGCTGTTTATCCTATCGCCGAAGATTTTGAAATTCCGGTATGGGTACTTCCTGGACTTGGTTATGTTGCTCAAAACTTTATTGAAGGTATTGGTGAAGAAGTATATGTACCTACATTCTCTATTGATGCTGCGGCGGATTGGAAAATTTCTTATGCTAGAGATTCGAGAATTGATATTCCGCAGCGTGCGGCAGCTAGAGTAGCTAAAGATTTGGCCAATTATGAAGAGGAATGCGGTTGGAGAGTTATTCTTCCTGCGGCCACATCGTCATTTGCAGGTAAAGGGCTGTTAGGATCAAGACCGGCCCCGATTTATGAAATCAATCCTGCTTCTACTGGTGCTGGATATTTGTCTAAAGAGCTTATTAATAAAATGATGGTTGGCTTCAAACGAATTGGGAGAACATTGACAGATCTTTACGTTGCCCCTGAAGATGCAGCCGACATCAGAGAATGGACGGATACAGATATTGATCCTGTAACACGTAGAGAAATATTCCAGGCTGCGGGTATGGGGAGCATTTGGAATGTAGCTCTTCATGAAGTACAGCATCTTGGTGCGACAGGCCTTTACAACATTAATGCTTATGGTTCTGAATTTGGTAAGTTTATTGCCGCTGCTGGTAATACTTATAATTCTTACACCATTGATAATGCCAACTTAACTGCTGCTGATGGCACAGTTACAACATTGGGCGAAACTCAGATTATTGGGTTTGACCTCAATTCAAATGATTCTCTTGTTATGCCTATACGTAAAATGTATGAGGCACATGATGATCCTACCTTGCTTAGGGTTCAGAAACAAGGCTTCTTTGGTTGGCAGGAACTTGGCTTTGCTTGTTTGGATAGTCGTATGTTGGGAATGGGTGTTATTGACAGAAGTCTATAATATCTATTACTTTTATAAAAATACGTTAGCCCG